GATGTTCCTCGGGCAAGATCGCCGATCCGGATCCGCAGTGATGGAGCAGGGCGGGAGACGGGCCACAGAGCCGCAGGTAATCATCATCCGCGCCGAGACGGAGCCCGGCGTTATGGTGAGCAAATTTGTTCAGGACTATCGGGCTAATGGTGAAGCAAGATCTGTGCTTCGCCGTGATCTATTAGGAGAATTTTGACATGGCATCTCAGATGTATGGACTCGCGAAAGAGAGCTTGCTATCACAGTCGCCCTCAATCGACTTTGATACGGACACGATCAAGATCGCGCTGGTCACTGGCGCGTATACTCGCAACACGGCCACCAATGGCCATCAGTACTTTTCCAGCGTCGGCACTAATGCCATTGCCACGGCTACACTCACCAGCAAGACCGTGGTCGGCGGCGTATTTGATGCGGCGGACGTCACCTTCTCCAGTGTCAGTGGCACGCATACCACAGTGACCCAGCTGGTGATCTACAAAGACACGGGCACGGCCACCAACTCCCCGCTGATCGCTATTCTTGACGGCATTTCTATCGCGCCCAACGGCGGTGATATTGTGGTGTCGTTCGACAATGGCGCAAACAAGATTTTCGCCTTGGTCTAATGGCACAACGGAAGCATCAGCATTGGCGAGCATTTGATGAAGACTGGTTCCGACGGCATCAGTCTATCTTGCTGCGCCTATGCAATGCTCCTGTAATCGGACGCTGGTTTCGGCGCAAGATCGAGCTACAGTCTCGATTGCCGCTGATATTGCTCACACCAGACACCGCGCATTATCGCGAGGATGGCGCTCAGTGCGTTGCACACTGCTACACCAGCCCAAGGCATAGCCGGGCGCTTTATGACGCCCTCAAGCCGCTCTGGTGGATGATGCACTACTGGGATGAGCTGGTCGCTGATCGGTGGCTGCCAGAGCTGTCGTTCGGCTTTGATCAGTTAACGATATACACGGGCCAGTATGCGGTGCAGAATTTTGACGGTACGATAACGTCGAGTGCTTCGTCATATAGTGCGGCTCGATCCGGCACGGGATCGGCCGTCTTGGATTATCGTGTTGGTACTTTCCCCAACATCGACGGCTCATTATTTGCGGAAAGTACTAGGTATAGCGCCACGTATTTTGCGATCAGTCGCATATACCTGAAGTTTAATCTGACATCATTAGACTTGATCAGTGTGTCTATCGCCAACCTCAAGCTGGCTGCTATCTCGCGAGAGAACGCCAGCACTCACACGCTCAAGACATATGCCGGACCCATGACTAATACCCAGAATGAGCTGGGCTATGATGATTGGGTGCAGACTGTCACAGCTACCACGGAGTTAGGCAGTATAGGACTAGCATCGATCAATGTCTTTGCCGATATTGATTACACGACGGGCATCGCCACGTCTGCGGCGTTTCGTTCATATTTGGCCTCACGCGCTGGCCAGTATGCGCCGCTCGTATGTCGGCATAGTCGGGATTCGTTCGGGACGAATCCCACCAGCGACAACAACAGTTATATCGAGATTGCGGGCGCAGAATATCGCCACGTGTATCAGGGCGTGACATCTTTTCTGCCTCCTCTGCTAGAGATCACATATCAGCGCGGCGTATTGCCTGCGGGTTTTGCCGTCACTGTGGTATTTGGCACGGTACAGATTAGTCAGACTAACCCAGTCGCAACGCCGGGTAGCATTGCGATCAATGTCACCTTTGGCACTCCTAACGTCAACTTCCGCCTTCAATACGTCAACGTGACTGGCTTTCCTGTCACGTCCACGTTTGGGACTCCACGAATACCTGTCGCGCAGCCGTCTGGTATACCTGTCTCTGTGACGTTTGGCCAACCTGCGATCAATGTACTACAGCCTGTAGGATTGCCGGTAACGGTAGAGTTTGGCTATCCGGTCATTACTCGTGGTCGCGTGATCTGGCCAGCCAGTCTCGTGGTCGATGTGACGTTTGGCACGCCGAGCGTCACAGCAGTCGCCTCTACAGCGTATCCAGCCAGCATACCAGTTGAGGTACGCTTTGGTTTTCCGTCGGTGCTGGTGCCATATCCTGACGGTACTCTGTACCCTGGGCCATATATCTCACGAATCTTGGATGAGCCGACAGATTACCAGGTTACGCGGTATGAATACGAGGATGGATCCGCATCGGTCAACGTGCAGCCATCAGGCGCAAAGCGATGGATCATTGAATATGACGGCTTGACGATAGACGAGCTGAATCAGCTGGTGCGGTTCTACAACTCAATGCGCGGTCAGGCCAGCACGTTTGCCTTCTACCATCGTCGTGATAACGTCACATACACTCGCGTGCGGTTTGTTTCGATGCAGATTCCCACGCGCACAAAAGCATGGAACAACGCGGCTACCGTGACGATTGAGAGGCTCTACTGATGCCGATATTCAATTTCCCCGAAAACTTTCGTCCAAGTGCTGACAATCCGGATCGATCAATCTTAAGTTACGCACACACCAGTATCCCGACAGCGTCAAACGGAGCGCGAAATGTGGTGGTCACCACTAACACCGGCACCAACAGCTGCAGCGCGAACGCGGCAAATATGCCGGATGCAATCGCGTATTCGCGCAATGCGTTTTTTCGAATGGATGATGCATCGTGGGAGCTGGTATTTACCGCGGGTAGCTGGAACGAAAGCACTCTCACATTTACGCCGGGCGGACGCATACCAGCAGGACGATTCTACGTCGGCTTATGCTCTGCTGATGTTGCTTTGACTTCTGATGTGGCAAGTCTGGTGAATTGGTCTCATTGCGTGTATGTGTCGACTGAGACATGGAGCGCAGCACAACCGCCACATCCGCCCAAGAGCGTATATATCTACGAAAAATCAAGCTCGCCCATTGCGTGGCTCGATGGTATCTGGACTGACACCGGCCAGAAGATTATCCTCAAACAGCAAGGTGGCACCATCTCTTATTACCTTGATAATCGGATGATCTACCGGTCTATCGTGCGCGTTACATATCCACTGGAATTGACTGTTGCGTTAGGCTGTCATAATCAGGCGGTAAAGGTAGAAATGATCTATGGGCCTAATGTCGGCGTCGGTACTGGAGAGATTGCACCAGGCGGACAGCAGTCGATCCCTGAGGCAGCGATATGGACATTCCCTGCGCCATCGACATTACCACAGCCGACAAGCACTCCGCCGGGGCCGTTACAGTCGCGGTTTCAGGAGGTGGTGACTGACTGGCAAAACTACAGCCAGCGATTCGCGGATCAGACACTGGTTGGTAATAGTGCGCTCAATAAGCCGATACGAATATTTGAAATCGAGTGGGAAGGATTGTCAGCAGCAGAAGCGGCAATGCTGGACGCGCATTATGATTCAACGAGCGGCGGCATCAGCTTCGCTATGACTGATCCGCATACAGGAGAGTTCTTAGTAAATTGTCGCTATGCTTCGTATTCGCGAGGGCCGCACGTGAAATACTGGTCGCAAACCAGACAGGCCACGATCATCAAATATGTGACGTAATATGCAAATTGTATCCAGCTCACTATATGACATTTTAAGATCAGACGATCGTGATCTGACACCGCTGGACGTGTATGAGTTCTATCCGCCATCCGTCACGGATCTGATCCCGGCCAATGCAGAGCGGCGCTTTGCCGCTACTACATTGCTCTGGTACGGCTGGGAATATCAGCAGCAAGCAATCAATCGATCAGATATCAGCCGATATATGACCGAGAAATTCAACTCGGTTACGATCACGCTGTCAAACGTCGATCGCACGGTGGGCACGTGGTTGGATGGCGTTGAATTGGAAGGCTATCGTGTATTGATACGCGCGATCAGTCGCCGCCTAAGCGATGAATCACTGGTGCTATTTGTGGGACGATGTGAGAAGCCTGGAGATGTGAGCAATGCCAGTATTACTATCACGGCAAAACAAGATCTGGGTACGATTGAAAACGAGTTGCCCTTTGGCAAGTTTGATCTGAAATGCCCATTGAAATTTAAGGGTACTGAATGCCTGGCCGGGCAGGATATCGCCGACAAGGCAATGAGATATAAAGAGGCCAGCACGTGCAACAAGTCTTTTTCGCAGTGCGTGGAGTACGGTAATAATCAGGCTTTTCAGGGCTTTCGTTATAAGGCGGTGATTGGATCCTTCAAGGTCAACTCACGGTCGACGGGTATGACTGCGCTCTTTGGATCCCGCCGGGCAACAAAGCAATGGACGTCAACAGACAACGTACCTATCGGGCAGAGCATCCCGTTTGGTTTGGGCCGTACTCAGATTGATCTGATCCCGGTACTGTATGCCGATACTGGTGAATATCTCTACGGGCATTTCTTGGCCGGTGAGGGCGAGATTACCCAGTTCGCGGACGTGCGCAATACGTCAGCCGGATGGGCAACCACGTTTCAGGCCAAGCACGAACACACGGGCCAGTATGGCACCAATACCACGCAGCAGACGGTCTCTGACGTGCTGGGCACAGAGTATTATTCTCATCGAGCATATGTTGAGGCCACGATTGAAGGGAATAACCCTGACGCTGGCGATCCTGCGCCTACGCTGGCCGGGCTGGTCCTATGGCACAAGATGCCTATTGCCGGATCAAGTGGTTTTGACATAACCGACTGGTCAGACAACCCTGTCGAGCATTTGCGTTACCTGTTAACCGAGCCACGCGCTTTGAATTACCCGGCAGTATGGATTGACGATGAAGCGGCATATGAGACTGCGGAGTACTGCAATGAGCCCATT